ATGCCATTATCAGAGGGGATGTACTTAGGATCGAGGAATGGACGAGGTGTACACCTGAACTAAAATCTAAGATGTTTGGAATCATGGATTCCAAAGATAGATATTGGGCGTTGCCTGAGGCTAAGATCGACAAAGTCGATGTTCATGAGAACTTTACTATTGTCGCTAGTGCGAATCCTGCGGGCAAGGGTTATGTAGGTACCATGAGAGAGGACAAGGCTACTATGTCTCGGTTCGGTGCGGTCATTGAAATCAATGAGCCACTAGCAAACGAGGACAAAGCTATGCTTAACGCAACTGACAACAATCATGATCTATCCCAAAGGATAGTTAGATTCGCAGAGTTGTGCAGAAAGGATGCTCTCACGTACGTATCTACAAGAGACATCTACTACCTCGCTACTGCGATCAAGTCAGGATTAGATCCTAAAAGAGCAGTCGAGGTTACAATCGCACCTAAGTTCGAGGGTATGGAGTCTGCGGTAATCACGCATGGTCGATCTGTATTCGAGGACATGGGTAAGGAAATAAAAACTGACACAGTCAGTTCAGTAGCGAAAGGAAAGACTGATGCCTAGACGAAATACATGGAAATCAGACAAGCGTGCTAACGATCATTCATCTGTTTTATCCAACTCAGTTGGTAAAAAGATTGAGGTTGTTAACACAAGAGCCAAAGATAGAGGTGTTGATGGTGTCATCGCACCTGAGGGTCATAGATTCGTTAGAAGATCTAACGAGTCATTTGAAACTACGCTTACGACTGCTATGCGTGGCAAGAGCGAGATTGACTTTACTTTCGCAAGAGAGGTTCTGCATGACGCTATGGACATATACAGACGCAAGTGGAAAGACTACAACGATGCTAAACGCGAGAGCGGTCTGCCGAGTTACGAGCCTGTCAAGATACTGCATGCGACTCAACATGCAAAACATGCATCAACTGACTTGCATCAATACTTAGATACGCTAAGGTGCGCTACCAAAGCTAACGAGTTCTTTTTTAGAAGTGATTGTGTTGACAACGCAGTTGATAACATTATCAAGTCTATCAAGATCGCATGTGCGAGGATGGATGCTGATCCTTTAGGTCAGAAAGTATACTACTTTATGTCGATGTTGTTTGGAACAGTAGTTCCAACACCTAAATGGCACAAGGACGTAGTAGATGTTGCCATCAAATGGACAAGAGCGACTTACGATATGATAGATAGTGGTAACGCAAAAGATTGCGTTAATGTTAGTATAGGTATCGCAATCGATCTCATGCATCTGATAACACCTAAGGACGCACCACCACCACCACCACCATCGGACGATCCACCTGAGGATCCAAGCGATGAGGAAAGTGATGGGCAAAGCGATGTTGATGGTAATCCATCAGATGATGCTGATAGCAATCCATCAGAGGATGAAATTGATGAAAGTCTTAAGGATGAAAGTGAACCTACAGAACCTGACACAGGTAGCACAGATGTGAATCAGTCAGGCGATATACAGGATTCAGGGTCTAATCCATCTGAGCCATTTGACGTAGATACTGAGTTAGAGGCTCTGCTTAATAAAGCAGAGGAAGATACTCAAACAAAACTACAGGCAAGTGAGAGTTTCGCTAGCGATGATGTTCAAACATTTGACAGATCAGACGATGGCGTAAAGCACGAGACTACGATCAGAACCTACAAGATGGAGCCAATGACCGCAGACGCGAATGTTGTTAACTTGTTGCAAGATACAACAAGAATGGGTATGGCTCACAGGCACAGAACAGGTATGCCAACAACCGATACATGGAAAATATCTGCTCTTGGAGATACCAAAGTATTTGGTAGATCAGATCATCGTAGTGGCAAGCTTGTCATACTGTTTGATTTATCAGGGTCTATGGATTTCTATTCCTCGAAAGAGGTAGGGAGTAAATCCTACTTAGCAGTTCAGTCAGGTCTTGCATTGCAAGAGGCGTTCCCACAAGCAGAGACTTATGGTTTCGTATCTGACAACAAAACTAACTACATTGTTCCAATGGAGACAGGGATGTTCCCAACTGCCAAGTCATACCATGATGGTATGGGTCATGGCAATCCTGACTGTGTTGCGCTCTTGTACTTAGAGGAACTGCTACAGGGTCAGATGCAAGATAGCATGGCTATCGTGATTTCAGATGGTTATCCATGTGGACCCGCACCGATGCGAGATTCGCACATGGTGAGTCATACAAGACAAATTGCTAACAGGCTATACAACGATGGTCTAAGGTTTGCATCGGTTTTGATCAATACAGGATCAACTATTTATCCTAGCGATGTAGTCGCTCATGTGAGAAGGATTGAGGACATCTACAATATTGGAGATGTAATACATCGTGTTGGACAACAATTCTAGTCGTAAGACTATACAAGTCAAGGAGCATACATGGCTACAGAGACAACGGCACTACAAGTGCCAAAACAAAACTTGCACGAAGTTGTCGTGCGAATTATAGGTACTAGCGAACTAATTGTTCACAAGTTTAGTGCCAAGTCAATCAAACAGATTGAAGATATACAGGCTAAGAAAGCTAAGACAAAGTCTAAGCGTAAGCCTGAGGACGAATACAATGACTGTTTTTACAGATGGTCAGATGGCAATCAAGACGCAGACAAGGGCGATCACAAGTGGGATGGTAAATCTACAGGTGTTCCCTCTATAGCGATCAAGAAAGCAATGGTCGGTGCGTGTAGACAAGTCGACATGCCGATGACACTTGCGAGACAAGCATTTCATGTACAGGGTTCGGTACTCAAGATCGAGAACGCAGAACCATACATGCGAACAGACCATGTCAGGATTGGCGTAAAGCAGACTGACGTGCGATACAGACCATCTTATCCTATCGGTTGGTCAGTTGATGTACCAATTGTTTACGATGCTGATGTAATCAGCATAGAACAGTTACTCAACCTAATCGAGAGAGCGGGGTTTAGTGTTGGCTTATGCGAACACAGACCTGAGAAAGATGGCGACAAAGGGATGTTTAAGCTAGACTTATCTAAAGACTTAGAGGACAAACCTCTAAGTTAATCCTTATTCGGAGAGGTGCGGGTGCGTTTTTCCCTCCAAGAAAAAGTTACACCGCTCGCACTTCTCTACTATGTAACGTGCATGCAAGTAGAAATTCCAGAAAACGCAGTAACAACAACCATAGGTTGCGATGTGATCAGTAAAACAAACTATTGACTGTTTAATTAAAATGCTGATCTTTCCGCAATCATGGGTAGGAGAACGCGGGAGATAAAACAATGCTAAGAACTACCAAAAACTGGAAAGGTAGTCGCTTGCATGACTATGTGGCAGACAGGGCGAGTAAGGTTATGATTTGATATGGAGTGTCGGGCGATGGCAGATGCGGTCAGGTAAGTTACGTTAGTTTGTGTACAGGTGTGTTCAGGAAATGGCAGACGGGGTAAGATCCGCAGAGGCGGGGAATGGTTGGTTAGTTTTAGGAGAGTTATGGCAGACGTGGTTCGGACGGGCGTAGTCGGTAATGTTACGGATCGGTAAGGCAGACGGGGTTCGGACGGGTGTAGTTAGAATTGTTAAGTTTCGGTAAGGCAGACGAGGTAGGTTCCGTACTGAAATGGTTTGGTAAAGCGAGGCGAGTTGAGCGATGGCAGACGAGGTTAGGTCAGTAAGGGCGCAATTTGTTGCGTTATGGAGAGTTTTGGCAGACAAGGTCGGGCTTGAATGGGAGCGTTGAGTATGGTTTCGGTAAGTTATGGTAAGCGCAGACGGGGTTTGAATGGTCGGGTTACGATATGTTTCGATATGGCTTGATTTTACAGGTATCATGTGATACCTTTTAACAATAAACAAGTAAAGGACAAATTATGAAATTTGTATGGGGAGACAATCCCTTTCTCAGTACAGAGGGTATACGCGATTTAGATCCGCAGATAATAGGCGAGCGAATCGAGTTCTTGCTCTCTACTCATGGAGACAAGCTTACTCCTGAGGTTCTTGTGCGAGATGCACAAAATGTAGAGAGTCCGCTTAATCCTATATTTGCAGAGCATGTAAGTAGTAAGGCACACAAGTGGGATCTCAACATAGCTAGGAACGTCATGAGTTCGTTGCGTGTTATCTTCGTCAACGAAAGCGGAGACGAGGACACGAAATACGCTCTTATGAGCGTCAGGAATGAGGATGATGGCAGAAAGAGAGAGTACAGGCACATCAACATAGTTGAGTCAGATGACAATGTGAGAGCGAGTGTAACTCGTGATGTCATATCTCAGCTAAAATCAATCAACAATAGGTATTCATACCTAAAATCTATTGGACCTCTCACACGTGCGATAGGTGAAATGGAAGAAATGGATGAAGATGGAAACGAATAAGATTGACGCAATCTTGTCTGAGTACGAGGTTCTAGGAGTACAAATACAGGCGCTACAGAAAAAGAAAGATGAATTAGAGGCTATGATCTACATGGAACTAGACTCTCGCTCGTCTGATACAAACTGGGCAACTGTGTTGAAAGGCAAGGATTACGAGGCTAAGCGTTCGTCTAAGTCGTCTATAGACGTTGATGACTTGCGCTATATCGCAGAGGAGTGGATGGATGACGAGGAACTAGACCGATGCATCAGGAAAGCACGAACAAGGATAGTCGAAGAACCTGAGCGTGTGATGATGACTGAGGTAAAAAAATTAAAGAAACAAGGTGGCGAACTTGCTGACTACATCGAAAAGATGACTAAGAGAGTAAGTAGTGGCATCAAAATAAAAAGGATAAACAATGGACAAGATTAAAGGATTAGAACTTGCAGAGAGTATCAGGCAAGAAATGGTCAAAGATATTGACTACACAACGATAGCGCACATGCAAAAGCCATTCTTGACGCAATCAGGTGCGTCTAAATTGGCAGAGGGTTTTGGCTACAAAGCTGAGCTAGCGGACGTGCGAGAGTACAACACAGATAGTGGAGAGTGTAGGATTACAGTCATACTAAACATAATAGACATTATGTCTAACGAAGTAGTCTCAGGTGCAGTTGGCACATGGGATTCAGCAGAGCGTGGTTCACCTGACAGACAGAGAGGCATGCAGATGGCGTACAAGAGAGCATATGTTATGGGTATCAGATACGCTACTTTCTCACACGAGTTGTTCACGCAAGACGAGGACATTGTCAGAGCAGACATGGAATCGCAGTCAGCACCTACAAGAGTGGTTGTTAACGAGGACACAGGCGAGAAGAAAGAGGTTAAGAACATTTTTGAAATGGAATGGGATAAATCTAAGGACGATTATGTGTTCACAAGATATGGTGCAAAAGTTAAAGGCAAGACTGTAAAAGAGGCTTACTTTGATTCAAACGTGGGCAAAGGTTACCTAGAATGGATATTGAACTTAGGTTCAGATCCTAACAAGACTGACAATCAGGGCAATCCTGAGAAACCATGTAGCATGGGATTGAGAGAGTTGATTGTAAAAACAATCAATGACATCAACTCAGGCGTGGAAGATGAACCTGATCAAAAGGTCGCTCCTGAGAAACCTGATACACCTGACATAGACACAATCGCACAAGTGAACTATGAGAACAGGAGTACATAATATGAGCGAGGTAAGAAGATTAAGTACAAAAGAGTTTACCTCTGAGTACGCTAAGAGGGTTGGCGCTCAAGACTACCTTACTAGCGTGCGAGAAATGTCTGTGGGGATGACACTTGCTATCCCCGCAGATGGCAAAGCAGAGGCACGCAGAAAGCAACATGGAATAATCAATGACGCGAGTAGGCGCAGAAAAGCAGGACAGATGGTTAGGTTTCAGACTATTCTCAAAGAGAAAGAGGTTTGGGTTAGGCGGATAGAGTGAGTCTGAAAGCAATCACATGGGCGTGGGAGCAGAGAGAGATCGCGTCTAGTCAGAAAATTGTACTGCTCGCACTTGCGGATCACGCAAGAGAGTGCGGTTGTTGTTTTCCTAGCACTAAATTCATAGCTGAAAAGTGTGGCATGAAACAGAGAATGGCTCAGTATCATGTCAAGAATCTTGAAAAGCTTGGCTATCTCACACGAGTGAAGTCAAAAGCTAAGAGATTGAAAACAGATGGGTTCAAGTTATTACTTGACAATCCGAAAGAATGTAGTGCAACTGGTTGCGTTATTGGGGTGCATTCCATTGCGCCGACCATATCTATATCTAAAGATATAGATATTAAGAAACGTAAAATAGAAACTACAGCGACAGCACCAGAGTGGTTGTCATTAGTTGACAACGATGGAACATTAGTCAATAATGTTTCACATCCCAAAATACAAGAGTATGTCTCCGACATCGAAAGTGATTACGTTGGAGTCGACTTAGTCGCAGAGGCTAAGAAATACAAGTTGTGGTGGGAAGGCAAGAAAGCAAAAAAACCGAAACTAGCCTTCAGAAATTGGCTAGAGAAAGCGAAAGAGAACTATGGAGAATCTAAAAGACGAGTTTCAAAAGGTATCGCGACAGAGGTCAGCACAACGATCGATGAGCGAACTAGAGAACTCTCCGAAAGACAAAGAAAATCAAAATCCCGATAGCGGAAAAGTTACTAAACGACTAGCAGACCTTGCGAGAGAGTATATCGCTCGCGGGGTTTGCAACTGTGAGGGTCTAGGATGGGTAGCATTTAACTTCCATGTAGATCACCCTGACTTTGGCAAGTATGCACAATGCGTTTGCATGAAAAAGAACTCACGCGAACTGCTTGTAAAAGCGTCAAACTTGCAGAACTACGAGGAAAAGAGGTTTAGTGATTACAACACTAAGCTTATCGAGAATGGCGAATACGTGCTAGACACATGCTTTAAGTGGGCAGATCAGCAGAACGAACCATTCATAACTCTTTATGGAACAACAGGAGTTGGTAAGACACATTTGGCGCTGGCATCTGCCTGGATGGTGTTGAACAGGATGAATCAAGCAGTATTGTTCGCACAAGCGAGTGATTTGATCAGGGAACTGCAAACAAGCATGAGTTCAGGCAACCTAAACAAAGAGGTTCATAAATACAAGAGCGCAAAAAATCTCGTCTTAGACGACTTGGGTAGGGAGTACACGACTGATTGGACAACATCGATTTTTCACGAGATAATAGACTACAGATACAGAAACCATGAACTGCGTACATTCGTTACGACCAACCATTCCATTGATGAACTCAACAAGATCGTTGGCGTACCCGTTGTAAGCAGACTTACAGACGCTTTCAGAGGCAATTTCATAGCCATAGAGGGCGAAGATGTAAGACCGAGATTAATGGAGTTGAAAGATGGATAAATCGACTTGGAAAAAATGGGAACGATGGTGGGCGGACGCTTTAGGTGGAGACAAGGTTAACGCGCAACGCATACCTGTTACTGGCAGACAGTCAGGAGACGTGCCTGATGTAGAGACAATCAAGTTCGCATGCGAGGTTAAAGCGGGCAAGGTCGTTAGTTCACGCACACTAAAAGCAGTAGACCAAGCACATAAAGCGGGCGTGGCTACCAACAAGATACCGATAGTGTGTCAGACACATAAAATAAACGACAAGATTGCAAAGCATTTAGTTACTATGGACTTAACTACATTTCTTAAAATTACAGAACCAATACGCAAAGAGGAAATGCGAATCAAAGCAAGCCTTGATTCTAGCTTAGATATATCTATATAATGTAGTTAAGGAAATCCCTTTCTTTACGCGCGAGCGTAGTTTCGTGATTCCTTGACTTGTTTGTGATCCGCCTGATAAATCTAGTTCTCGTCAGGCGGGTCATTACACATACTATGTTGGGAAATTTTTAGAATCATTCCAAACCTAGAATGGACAGTTTTGTAATCTACTTTTTAGAATTTCCCACAATTTTTAGAACGCACGTATATACACATACATATATATATAAAAAAACAATAGTGATTAATGTAGCGTCAGCGCTTTTGTTTAGTCTGGTGCAGGCATGTTTTGTACTTCGCCCATTCTTACTTCAACATTTCCATCAACAAACCAATTAGCACTTGTAACTGTACTAGATACTGTTAAGGCTTTAGTTACAATGTTGTTATCTCCACCTACTCTATTAAATGTTATTTCAAGTTCTCCAATATCTAATTTCTTTAAATCACAAGAACCACCTTTAGAAACAATGTTTTCTAACTTTAGTTCATTTACATACGTCTTTGATGAACTCATAGAATCTAATGGAGAGATGTGTAATCGGTCGTATAACCCACCTTCTGTCTGTAATAGGTCTGACATATAATAACCACCCGAAACTCGCAAGTTAGGTATTGTAGATGAAGCCGTTTGGTACACAGACAATCCATCTGCTTGATTGTCTTTAATTGTTATCTTGTTTGCATTTATGCTTTCTAAATTCAAAGTCAAGCAGGTATTTCTATTAAAAACTAATTTACCTATTTCTATTCTTGTATTGTTTCCGTCTATTAAAATTGCCTCTGTTTTACCTGTAGGAAGAGTAGAGCTTTGTCCTTTTGATGTGTAAGAGTTAACGCTTACATTAGATATGTCAATAGTTTCTACTGGAGTATCATTTAAAACTACTCTTAAAGTATTAGTTGTAACTTCATTTTTAAACTGTTCTTCTAGTTCAGAGTTAGGTATCTCTGATGGCGCAAGATATACACCTGCATCACGATTACTAAATGACCTTTCTGCTAGTATAGTTTCGTTTACAACTACACCTGTACCTACAGTAGAACCTACTGCTAAGAAACTCATAGCCATTTGTGGACTAAACCCTAGTTTAAGAAGCATGTTGTATGGACTTGCCATAACTTGAAAGAACCTGTGCCATTTCTTACTTTCAGCATCAAGATAATCTACCTTAGCCATTACATAGTTTCTAATTATAAGACCTTTTTTGTAGGCTTGTATTAAAAGTAATATTGGAGAATATAAGATAGAAAATATCATTCTTTTAAATGCTTTTGCAATTTCAAAAAAGAATTTACCAAAGCCTTTTACAACCTTGATAGGTATTCCTAGTATTCCTTTTATTATTTTAATTATCTTTTTCATTTTGAGTATACTTCTCCTATTACGATTATACCCGCTAAACACAAACCAAGTAAAACGCTTGATACTGCAAGCCCTTTTTTAGCTTTGTTTCTATTCACTTTCTAAGACTTTCATGCCTAAAGCTATGATTCCACCTACACAGCCAGTAGCTATCTCGTTGTATTCATTAACAATACCTATGCAAGATAGTATACCTAAGACAATGATTGCCAAAAATATTTGTGGTCTTAATTTACCCATAAATTTCATTACCATTTTACCTTGTTTGCCCAATACGCCGCAGACATTTTACCTTTTGCAATATTTTTTCCGTGTCTAGCTTTAAAAGATTTACGTCTTGCGTTAGATTTTGCGTCTGTTTTTTTACCAGCAGTTGAAACACCTTGCTGACCAAACCTGATAGTCTTAACCTGATCACCAGATTTTGCCACAACAACATGTGATTTTGTTTTATGACTAGGAGTTCTTTTTGGTTTATTAAAACCAGATACCCCTGCTCTTTTTAGCCTTGGATCTCTACTTGCCATGTTTTACTCCTATCTTTTCTTTGCAGTTTTTGCTGACCTTCTAAAAGCTTTTGCAGTAGGTGCGCCCTTAGTTCCTGGTTTTCTCATTTTTTCACCAGAACCTGCTTTTATTCGCTTTCTTTTAGCGTGAATATTTGCGTACAAACCTTTTTTACTTTTTCTTGGTGCCATTCGATCCTCCTACTATTCCTAGACCATTTGGTCCACCTAGTTTATTCCATTCAGTTGCACTTATCTTACCATCAGCGACAGCGTGTATAAATATTTCCGATACATCTCTTAGCCTTTGACCAGACAAGTTAGATATTGCGCCTATAAAAAACTTAACCATGTTTCTATATGGTTGAGGCACAAACGGCAATATTGGCTTCAATAATCTAAACATTATCTTTTCCTTTTTTTCATTCCGTTTTTCATACCCATGCCCATCTTTTTTTTCTTAGCAGGTCTACCCACTTTAGACCCATATGTTCCTTTACCTCTTGGCATTTTTTTTCTCCTTTTTACAGCTATCATTACAATTAGCTAGTTGTTGATTTAATTGATTTATTTGTTCATATAATGTTTCAACTATACATTTTAGTCTTAAAGTTTCATCGTTAGCTAAAACTTTTTGCATAGCTGATTCTGTTATTACAATTTCATTGTTTTGCGTAGTCATTATTTCTCCTTGACTCCATTTAACTTTTTAAATTGTTTAGGATCTAATATATGTTTGTAATCTTTATTTATTGTTGCTAAAGGACCAAGAACATTTAATATTTCTGCTTGATTACTACCTTGTGTAAGTGTTACTGCTCGTTTTTGTAATCTAATTTCCATAGCTTCTTTGCCTGTTTCAAAATTATATACATCAGTATTATCAAAACTCCCATCATCAAACTCTTTTTTTAATTTTGACCACAGTTTAATTTCTCTGTATCTGTCTTTTGCTACTCGCAGTAAACCACTCAAACCAAATTCAAGTTCATCAATTTTTATTTCTAACCTTCGTCTTTGATATGTGTTAGTTTCTTTTTCATATTGTTCTTTTGCTTCTTCTATATCAATAATTAGGTTTCTGTAAGCAAAAGAATCTTGGGTTAACTGTTCATACATAACTGCTTGTTCTCTTACACATTGCCAATATTTAGTAGCATTTGTAGGTTGTTTACCATCTTGCAAGACAGAGTATCTCATTTCAGCTTCTGTTCTATATATTTGGTTTTTTTCTACATTTTCTTCTAGCTCTTGTTTTAATTCTGCTAGTTCTTTGTTTTGTTCATCTGATAAAACTGGAAATTCATTCATTTACAATACTCCAATATGTGTCTATATCTGTTAATGCTATCATGCTTGATTTTTCTGTACCATATTCAATCGGTCTATTATCGTCATCATGTTCATTTTCTACATAAGTTTTCCATAATGCCTTAGCTTCTGTTTCTGTTTTTTCTGTGTAGCCTGTATTATTTGCTAACCACCTGTTTAAACTGCCACCCTCTTGTAATTTTACTAAAGTAGGTGTAAGTATCTTAGGTTTCATGCCATTGTATTGTCCTGTAGTAAATGCAAAAGTATTTGTAATTGTGTAATATTTTGCCATTATCTATCGTAAAGACTAATTGTTGTTGATGCAGAACCATATGAACTACCACCTTGACGACCACCAAACTGTGCAGTATCTACACTTCCTGCTTGTGTTGTACCATTACTTGAACCATTTGGATAACTATGACTACCACCAGTTGACCAACTATCCCCACCAAATAATTGCATATTTGAAGTACCAGAATAATTTTTTATAGTGTGATAATGGTCATTTTCAGTACCACCACCTACACCACCACTACCTGATGCTGGTGCATTGTTACTACCTACGCTCCAATTTGTTCCATCATACGAATAATGTTTATTTACATTTCCTCTGCTACAGCTTGTTGAATGAGTTGAATAGTAACCACAACTTATTCTTAATGAAGCATGACTTGAGCCACCACCAAAGGCATAAGCAGGACCATAAACAGCACCTGTAAAATTTGCTTCTTCAGTCCAGCTACCACCAGAACTCCACGACATGTGGTAATCACCGTTCATATCACAATCACCAGATGAAGTACCACCTACAAAAGAAACATCACTTGCCGAAGTTCCATGTCCTGAACCAGCTTGAAAATAAACTTTGCTAGGAGAAGCTATAGATGACCAACTTCCACTACCAAATTCATAAGCACTATTACCTGTTACATAAGAACCACTACTTGTTCCACCACCTACAACAGCACTTGTTGCTCCACCAGCACCTGCCATAATGCCTGATATACCAATAGTTTGCCCAGAACCTATTGTGTCGTTTACACCATCGTATTCTTCCTCACTAGATAATCTACCTGTTAATCCACTTGTGCTACTACCACCAATAATTGCCATAGCATCCCTCGTTGCACCTTGTGCTGAAAAGAAATTGCTTCTAGCAGTTCCAAGTGAAGCACTACTAGCAGACCAAGTACCAGCAGATAAACCTGTAAACTCTTTAGTATTTAATTTTTTTATATTTGCATCAGTTTGCCCATTAATATTTTTAATATCTGTTATGGCTATGTTATTAACTTTTTTTACTTCATTTGCCATTAATCTCTTTCTATAATGTCTAAGCTAGGATTTACAAAGACATCTCTTGGACCGACTGCTATCCCACACACTTGTATAATATCGCCATCATCACTAGGTGCTGTTGCTGTAACTGTTCCTGCTGTTTCTGATAAAAATAATTGTTTTCCTTCTGTTAAATCTCCACCAAATCCATTAGAGTCGTTGTATACGCCATGCGTAAGTATTTGCACAGCACTTCCTGCTGAACCTTGTGCTGATACTGCAACACCTATTGCAGGATAATGTCCATCATCCCCTGTATCGTTTGAATCTGCTTTACTTACCCTACCATCAACTGTACTCATATATACCCAATCACCTATTGCAAGAGATTCTCCTGCAAGAAACTCTATTACAACCCCTTTGTGTGTATCGTTTGATAATGCACCTGCACCTGTATATACTGTCGTATCAGCATTTAAAGTTCCTGCAAGAGTCAAAGAACCATCTGCTAATGTCATTAAGTCTGTATCGTCAGTATGCCCAATAGTAGTTCCATTTGTAATTACATTATCTACTGTAAGGGTAGAAAGCGTACCAACACTTGTTAAGTTAGACATGGCAGTAATTTCACTACCAAAATATGTAGCAAATGTTTCAACGCTAGTTTGTTTCATAGTGCCACCATCGTTAGTTACAATACCATCTCCATCTACTACTGCTGTAGTACCAACAGATGTATTACCATCCATGATATTAAGTTCTGTGGCAGTTGTTGTAACTGCTACATCTTCGTTTATCTTTGGTGATGTAAGCGTTTTGTTAGTTAGTGTATCTGTTGACTCTAGTGATACTAAAGTTGAATCACCACCTGCTGGTAATGTAAGAGTGTTGGTTACACCTGCTGAATGTGGTTGAGCTTGTAATGTTTGAGCGTGAGCGTTTGAAGACTCACAGTAAAATAAAACTTTTGCAACTGAGCCTGTTCCAGTTCTAATATCAATTACACCATCTGATAAAGAAACACCACCAGAACTACCATTACCATCTGCAATCACTTTACCTGATCCATTTGGAAGTAAACTTATATTGCCATTTGATGTAGACACTATGTCATTGCTATTAACATCTAAATCTCCACCAAGTTGTGGTGATGTATCTTCTACTACGTTAGATATACCACTTGATGTAGCTAAACCAGATACAAGTGTTGACCTTGCAATTTTTTTAAGACCGCCACCTGATGTATCTATTGCGAGTAATACATCATCTGATGCAACTGAAGATATTTCCGATAAACTTGTAATTGATGTTGGGTTAAAATTTGTACCATCTGCTATCAACAACATATCTGCTGTGTTAGTACCCATTACTAAATCATCACCAGAAATAGTCAAATCTCCGTCAATTGTAGCATTACCTGCTACAGCAACATTTGCACCTGTAAATGTAAGAGCAGTAGTTGTTCCTGATTTAATAATTAAATTACCACTATTGTTAGTAGCACTACCAAATGTAGTACCACCATCTTTAAAAAATACATCACCACCATCAGCATCTAGTGTTAAATCACCTGACACATCTAATGTCATATCAGATACGCCTGCTGTAGTAGCGTTAATAGTAAATACATCTGTCATAGTTCCAGCAACAGATACGCCAAACCTTAATTGACCATCTTCGTTTCCATTAGATACATCTGTTGCATCAGCAGTAATTCTTGCAAACTCGTGTTCATTACCACCATCATCATCCATCTTAAATGATATGTATATTTCATCTCCATCGGCTCTAGTAGAGTTATCACCAACAAGTTCTAATAATAAATTAGATGCGTTATTTGTTGCGTTTTCTATTCTCATAGGTGCAACAGTATTACCTGTGTCAGATCGCACCCACATATGTTCTACTTGTACGTGGTCATCATGTTTCAAATACCTTACTGTAGAGCCTGACTCTATCTTTACATCTACGTTTTTACCTGTCAGTCCTGATGTAAATGACCATGACCCATCACTACCTGATTCTACTGTAGACCCTATAGCTGTAGTAGTTCCAGCTTCTAATGCAGTTACTGTTGCTCCCTCTACAGGAGTACCTGCGTTGTTAAATATATATCCTTTTAGTCTGCTCATTAATCTGTTCCTAACCTAGAATGATCTTTAAATTGTAAAGCTTCACTAGCGTAATACATTGCATCTTCTAATATATCATCTTCATCAACAAAAATTAAAGTTTTGCCTGTACTAGCTACGAGCTGGCGCAATAATACGTCATTTTGCCTGATACCACTACCTAGTTCATAATGATAGTAAACACCCTGTACGTTTACTGCTAAATTAGGTGGATCAAAAAACTCAAAATCAAGAGTCCTACCACCTATAATAGTTGGTCCACCGAACTTAACTGACTGATAAATAAAATCAACATTAGGTTGCCTACCTAATCTTATAAAAGCTGTGTACAGCAACCACTCTGGTTCTGAACCAGCAAACCATTCAGGTTTTGTTTGTTGACTTTGTGTTGTCATTACGGCTCCACTAACTGTATTGTTACTTGTTTTCTATCGTCTCTGCCTGACATATCAAATCCTGATACTGATGTAATCTCAGTATAATAATCAGATTCTGAACTATCATCGGCAGGTTTATATCTAAAAGCTACTAATTCGTTGTTCTCTATAGCAGTTTCTAAATTATCTTTAAGTTGTTGCCTAGTTTTACCTTTGTATGTTTTTCCTTTAAATGTCATATCTATATTAGCTTGGAAACCATACTTAACTTTTAGTTTCTTTCTAAACCTAAACTCTGCACGCACCATATCTGGCGATGTGTTTTCACTACTAGAAAGTAACTCAAACCTAAACTTTATAGAACTAAAAGATATTCCTACACCATTTGTACCAAAATTAACTGTATTTAATCCTGAGGATGTAAGACTTGCAAGTGTAGTAAATGTAGACGCATCTCCTTGTGAGTCATCATGATTTAATGCATAAGATACTCTAATCCTAGAGTTACTGGATAATTTCCTACCTTCTATAATCATAGACAAAGCTAACTTGTCATTTATATTGTCGTCTGCGTCAAACCATGGCGTTTCATGTATACCTGCCGCATTACTATAATTAGTAACTTCGCTAGTAGTATTTGTTTGGTACTCGTATGTTGCTAATTGATCTGGGTTAACAATGTTTCTTTCCAGCTTTTGATAAAATAATTTACTAGAACTGTTCCAATATAACTTGTAGCTTTCATCTGTAGTAGGTTCTGCTGGTGCATTAGATATGTGCATGTTAACTACGTTGTCGCCTGACTCAGTACCTGCCCATTTAAACTCCCAACCTCTTGTGTTCCAACCTAATATGCTACTAAAACCTGCGTCTCCTAAAACTGTAGACCCACCATGTACTTGCGAACCTACGTTACCACTACCACTAAACAACGTGCTACCTTCATCACCAGGTTTTCCGTCAAGAGCAATAAGCAAATCATTGTGGCTACCTACCATGCTAACAATTGTGCCTTGATAATTTTGTGGCAAACCATGATCTCTATCTGGTCCTACAACTGATAATGTACTTGGATCACCTACTTGATATTTATATACACCAGTACCTACGCCGAAATATATTGCGTCTCTCCATTTAACTGACCCTTTACCTGCGTCTGGCTGGAATGGTAAACCTACTTCTGTTTCAATAATTCTTTCATTTGCTGAATCGTGAACAAATAAACCTTTAGTTGTATTTATATAAATAATTGGATTGTTTGCAACATCTCTACCAAGAAACACAGCAGTAACATCTCCTGCCTCTGCTGGTACATATGCATCAGGTTGCCATACTGAAAAGTTTATTGATGCTTGATTAGTAGTGTCATACCTAAATAATCTAGCTTGTTGTGTGCCAACACTACTACTAGATGGTTCTGCTAATACATAAATTTTATCTTGCCAATATGTAAAAAACTTAGGCACTAAATCACCACCATTAAAATTTAATGTACTAGATGCTACTTGTGTAAACGATGCACCATCTGCGGAATACCATAATCCTTGTGCAGAGTTAGTTGCATATATTAAATAAGGTTTTTGGTTTACTTGTGCAACAATAGAATCACTTGCATCTGCGTTCATGTTTTGTACAGAACTAGAAAAAGATGCAGAGTTTGCATTTAATTTATATATATTACTGCTCGCAGATACAAAAATAGTGTTGTTAAAAGTATTAATATTAGTAATCTTACCAGCAGGAGAATCAACGCTTTCTGTTTTTCTTGGCAATATTAAATGTCCTTTATAACGTGTCTGACATGTCGAATACCACGCTCTATCAAATGTAGTAGAGTCAAGACCTGTGTGCCATCCAATACCGCCTCTAAAGTCGTTAAATGCTACGCTAGACGCTCTTTGCTCAGAATCTCTTGTTGTATCTCCAATTGTTATTTTAGGTGCAAATATGCTTGTAAGTGTTTTTCTAACAGGTACAGTTATCGGGTATCTTATACCATTTAACAATATCTCTTTTTCACTTAATACAGATGAC